TGTAATTAAAGTCCTAAAACAGAAAGGAAGATATTTTAAATGCAAGGTCTGTGGCAGAAAGTTTGTAAAGAAAGAAAACGAACTGTGTGAGAACTGCAAGTATTTTTCTAATCTAAAATATGTTGAGAAAAAGAAAGATTCTGAACTTTCAGAAAATAGAAAAAGTTAAAATGGGAAGTAATCAAAAAGAATCTTGGAAAGAGAATTATAAGACTTATAGGATTTTAAATTATCATATAATAAAACTAAGAAAAAGGATTGAGGTATTACAACTCCAATTGGCAAATTATGAGTCTCAAAGGGAGGAAGTGAAGTATGCCAATCTTAAATATTCAAGGGAACAGTCAAAAAAAAGGAGAGATAAAATAAAAAAGTTAAAAGATGCGGGGTGTTATAGTGTTACTTTCGCGATAGAATCAGGAAATACATACATTAGAGAAAAAATGCTTAATAGATATATGAACAATGAAAAGATTATAGATAGATGTAAGATGTTAAGGGAACATGGTATTAAGTATAGGATATTTTGTATGTGCGGGATTCCTAACGAGACAATAGATAATATGATCGAAACTTTAGACCTGTGCATTAAATGCAAACCGCTTATGGGCAGAATATCCATTTATCAGCCTTACCCGAATCATTTATTAGCTAATGAAGCCATTAAGCTTGGATTATGGGATGGGAAAATAAATGATATTAAAGAGACATATTTTGAAGATTCAATGTTAAATTTTGAAGCATCATTTAAGCAAAATCTTAGAAATTTTCATAGGGTGTTTGGTTTTATTGTTAGATATCCATGGACAAGGTTTTTATTAAAATTCTTAATGAAAATGCCTGTTAATAATTTTTTCGAACGATTATATTTTGAAGAAAGGAAACAAGGTTATAGGGATTTGTTTAATGTCTCTAATCTTTATTGGTGAACTATGGAATTAGTAACGATTTTAATGACCAGAAATGAAAAAGATATTATAGAAGATTGTTTAATAGACCGTTTAAAATATTTCGATCTAATAGCTATTGTTGATTCTTCTGTTGACGGCGCTACTGAAATAATTAAGAAATATATTGATTTATATCCTAACAGGTTTTTATATAAGCATGATCTTCAGCCTCATACTATAAAGCATCATCGGGAATTATGCTTTGATCTATTAAAAGGGCATATTGATGATGATACTTGGATTTGGCAATTAGATACTGATATTTACCTTCATGGCGATATGGAAGAATACTTATCCGCAATGTCTATAGCAGATTCAGAAGGCGCGAATTGCATGGTAGCTAAGATAGCGCAGTTTTATCCAACACGTGAAGACATAGATTCTTTAATATATTGGAAAGACTTTCAATATTATTCTATGAACTGGCAATCAAAAATAGTCTATAAAGGATTAAGTAAGTTGTTCTTTAAAAATGCCAATCAGGAAACACCTTGCGTGCCTGATGAAAAGAAATCGTCTTATATGCCTATAGTAAAGCATTACCAATATAGATCCTTGCACCAGATAGGCAAGAAGGCAAATCAAAATTACGGGCATCCTGCGGCTAGCCATATAATAAGCAAAGACGCGGAAGATTATGTTATAGATAAAGAATTTCTATCTAAATGGGAAGACAATAGCCATAGAAGACCACATCATTCATGGCGGTCATTAGTTTCATTGACAAAGGAGAAAAATGTTTCAGGGAAGTAAAATACAATCAGAAGTATGGGAAGAATTGCTTGTCTATTGCAATGATGATAAGGAAAAAGCATTAAAGATGTGGAATGATGCAAGCCGTAAGGCACGCAAAGAAAATAAAAAAGATAGTAAAGTATTGGTTATTAAAGCAAGACAATTTGGGATAGCTGCAAGAATACATTTAGAAAATAAACTTATGGAAGTGATGGATATTAAATGAAAAATAAACAAAAATTAAATAAAACAATCAAAACATTTATAGGCACTTGTGGTTTAAAAATGGTTAAAGGGAAAAAGCCAAAGAAAATTACTTTTGATAAACCATTGTTTGTTTGGTTCGATGTTTTAGGAAAAAAACATCGAACTATAGTTGATGGATTTACTTGTGAAGTTAATCCAAGTAGGGGCATCAAAGTAACTATTGATTATAAATTTGTTAATACTTTAGGAAAGGATATAGTGTTTACATGAAAATACTAGTAGTAACTAGAGTTTGGAGTTTCATTGATGATACTATCGATGTATGGGAAGCAAGGGGTGATATTGTAATTAAAGCACCGTATTACAATCCCGAATTAGCTAAAAATGTGGATATTATATTTTTTGAATTCATTGATCCGGAAATGGAAAAAGCTTCTAATTGCCCGATAGGCAGTAAGAAAAAGATTATAGGTAGGCTACATAGAATTGAATATTACATGGGTATGATCGGTAGGTTAAAGATTAATTGGGATAATGTAGATAAACTTATCATTACCGGGAAATACTTTTACGACCTTATTATTAACGGCCCTGAAATGGGTAAAATAAAAGATAAGTCAAAGGTAGTGTATATACCTTACGGTGTGAACGAAAAGAAATTTACGTTTAAGGATCGTGGTTTGATAGAACATAAAGAAGGCGATACCATAACTGTTGGCTGGTTAGCTAAAAACTATGACGCAAGAAAGAACCCGATTAAAGCGTTATCTTGCTTTTACGCTATACTGAATGCTGCTCCGCAGTATAATTGGCAATTCGTTATGGCAGCGCATGGCGGAGATAGAGGAATACCGGAATATAAAGAGTATTTATTTAAAAATTATCCGGAATTAGCTAAACGCGTTATCATGCACAGAGGACAAAGTGATGTTAATGCTTATATGGAATCTTTTGATTACTTCTTGAACACATCGATCAACGAAAGTTTTTGTTATGTTATCGCGGAGGCTTGTTTAAAAGGAATTAAGCCGTTGATTTACAATTTCGAGTCTTGTGATCAGTTATGGCCCAAGGACTGGACTTTCTTTTGCGATAACGAAATGCTTGATATAATGGAAGCGCCTTATGAAAGCGCTAAGTACAGGCAGTATGTTTTAGGTAATTATTCACTAGATGCTGTAGTGAAAAACTTTGATGAGGTGTTTAATGATTAAAAATAACACGACATTAACAGTTGAAATTAAAGTTAAGATGATAGCTGATTTTTCATTATTAACAGCTATTAAATTAAGGATAGCTGGGGGTAAATACATACAAGAATATGTTAAAGAGATGATTAAAAAGGAAGGGGTAAAATGAACAGAGAAATATTACGGGAAGAAGCGTTAAAACAGAATCAAGAAGATGTTTTAAACACATTTATTATCCCGGTGGCTTTTGAACACGAGTATGTAGAAAAGTGTATTAAAAGCATTTATAAGTATAACGATAATTTTAGGATTATTCTTATAGATCAAACAGTTGGGTCTAAAATGGATTATCTAAAAGACCAGGTGCATGTTTATATTTCTGTATACAGGAATTTGGGGTTTGCTAAAGCTATGAACATGGGGATAAAAATGGCTACTACTCCTTACATAACATTATGCAACGATGATATTGAATTCATTAACAAGCGTTGGTTTAAAGGGATAACTGACTTATTCGATCGCGCGCCTAACATCCTTGCTATTAATCCATCTTCTGTAAAGGCCATACATGGAGATAGAACACAGGACTGGATGCCTTATAAAGAAGAATATACTGATGAAGATTATACTTATCTGCTTACGCCTAAAAAAGGAAAGCAGTCTTACGATCCTTCCTGGGTGTTTGAAGGCACTATGATGTTCTGTACTGTATTCCGTAAAGAAGCATTTGACAAGGTAGGATTATTATGTGAGGGTTTTTATCCCGGATCAGGCGAAGATTATTGTTGGTGCATAAGATGCTACAGTCTGCCAAGGTGTGATTTAGGGAATGGAAAAACAGACCTTCATAAGATAGTAGGATATAACGGCTCGTGGGTATATCATCATTGGTTAACTTCGAAGAATAAGTTTGATTGGAAAGGCGAAAATTTAAAGAAATATAGAGTATGGCCTGGATTCAGGGAAAAATGGATGACTGACGAAGAACAAGACCCTGACATTTACGGTAGAAAACGAAAAGGAGTAGGTATTACTACAATTGTAACACAATTATAAATATGATACAATTGAATTAAGAAATAACCGACACTTAACTAGCCGGCTAAATCACTCAACCGGTGAGGGCTTGTTGAGTGGAAGCCCTGATGCGAAATGCGTCAGGGCTTTTTTTAGTGCAGGAGGATTTATGGCAGAAAGCACAACAAGCACAAGCACAACATCGACTTCAACAACAAGTACAACAACTACTACATTAGATTTTGTCCCGTCGTTTAGTAATGACATTAGTGTTTATGAATTTAATAACGATACTACTGAATATAATTTCAGTAATGAAATAAGTAAATATGAATTTGAAATACAGGAGGACGAATAATATGTTATATGAATATTATGAGAATGATGATGTGACATTCAGGGGATCTTTTAAGATCGTGGATACAGCACAGACTCCTGATGCAGGATCAGCACTGGTAAGAGTGTTGGAAAAAGGCAGAGGGCGTGGATATACGCCTTATCTTGCAGAAACTGCCGCGTCGATTGCTGCTACACAGATTTATTACAAATTAAGTAATCTTCGCGCAGGTGTGTTTAGATTGTTTTTTACTGCTACCTTTAATACAGGGGCAGATCAAAGAACAGGTATAATTGATTTTATTGTAAGAAAGAAGGTGGCTGCATAATGGGAGTACATCCTAATTCATTAGATAATTTAAAAAAGCCTAATAGGGTTAAGAAATATGGGTATAGATACGCTTTACCTGAAGATAAGATAAACGAGTTGTTTCAGTTATTATCGGATCAGGTTCCTTTAAAAGAAGCTGCTAAGAAAGTAGATATTTGTTACGATACCGCAAAGAAGTATTTTGAAAAAGGAGATCCTCGCAGAGGAATTAAACCTTTGAAATTGCGTATTCAAATATTCCAGGATTCTGTTTCCAGGGAATTTGATAAGAGCCTGGTAGAACGCAGAAGTAAATTCATTACTATTATCACAACTGCTATCGATCAACTTGCAGCTAAGATAGAAGACCAGACATTAACTGAAAAAGCTACAGTAAGCCAGTTAGCAAGTCTGATGAAATTAGAAATATGGCTTAGAGGGGGTGAAGTAAATCGTCGTGAAACAAGGACTATTAGTGCCGAAGACATATCGGCAGAAGATATCAGGGACGCCTCACGAACGGAAGAAGAAGGCAATTCGTGAGTTTCAAACTTGTACGAATGATCCTGAATATTTTATAGAAAATTATTGCTTTACAATAACACCTGAGAAAGCTGTGCCTATTACACCGTTTAAAATGTGGCCGGTACAGAAAAGATTGTTAAGGCAGTTGCTGACATATAATGATACCTTTGTAGAAAAATCAAGGGAGATGGGTATCAGTTGGGTTACTATGGCTTTTGAATTACATCAGGCGTTATTTACTTCTTATTTTACTTGTTTGAATATATCAAGAAAAGAATCTGAAGTACAAGATTCTGGTTGTACATTCCATTCTTTAATGGGTAGGATAAGATTTATGTATAATCATCTTCCTCCTTTTTTGCGATTAAAAATTCATGCGCCATTTTTGACTTTCAGGGTATTATCAACAGAATCTATTATTAAAGGTGAGTCATCGAATAAGAACGCAGGGCGCGATACGCAATATAAAATTATCTTTATTGATGAAGCAGCGCATATTGAGTGCTTTAACGATATGTATAAATCTTGCAGGAATTCTACAGATTGTTTATTTTTAAACTCAACGCCTCCGTCAGACCCGTTTGATAATAAGTATGTTGAAATTAAGAATCTTGCAAAATCAGGTTTTGAAATGATGAAGTTCCATTGGTCTGAACATCCGGACAAAGACCAGGAATGGTACAAAAAGAAAACTGCGGGGATGAACGAAGAAGAAATAAATCAAGAGCTTGAAATTGGGTATAAAAGACAAACAATACAAAGGTCTTATGAAGAATATGAAGACATAGTTCATAGGAGTAATCATAATATATACTATAACAAGAATTATCCTTTAATAGTAGGTATGGACTTTGGCCTGGCATCCGAGGTGATGTTATTCTTACAGCAAGATAAATTTAAAAGACTATTTTTAATATACGAATATGAAAAGGAGAATTTACTAACACCTGAACATTATAAGAATTTTTTAATTTCGTTAGGCAAGATAGGATATAAAGGGAACATAATTGATATTGAAATATATGGTGATCCATTTTCCGGCAATAGAAGGCATAGGACATCTGGCGAGACTGTCATAGAACAGTACCGCACTATTTCCGGCGGTAAGATGCATATACAAATAAATACGGTCAGTTTTGACGAAAAAAGAAGATGCACTAAAGCTTTATTAAAGGATAGGGTTAATGGCCAGCCAAGATTTCAAGCAAGCAAGTCTTGCGAAAGTTTTTCTAAATGTATGGCAAGAAGCAGAATGAATAAAACTGGTAAAGACCATATAGATGATTGGTCAACCCATAAAGTAAACGCGTTTGAGTATGTAGTAACAAATAAATATCCTTTATTAAAAGCCGCGGCCATTGATGTATCTATCAGCCCAGATGGTAATATTATAGATAATGTAATTGGAAATAAAGAACAAAAAGCAGAAGGATTAATTAACGGTGTTGGTATGCATATACCAATAAGGTCGTCATTACGAACTGTTTTAGATAGAAACAGAATAAGAAGAGGAGGTTTTTTTAGATGAAATCACCATTTAAGAATAAGAAATTAACAGAATCAAAACAGAATAAAAGGGCTATGGTAAAACCACAGGACATTAGCGTTCCGTTAAGGGAATCAACAGTTGGCGGGGAAACAGAAGATGTAGGCTGGAGAAATCTAACATCACAAGCTAACAGGAATCTTGCTGAGGTTACACAGAAGAGAATGCAAGAGATAGCTTTTTATCTTTATGATTCTAATCCTATGGCGCATAGGATTATAGAAATAGGGAAAGACTTTGTCGCGGGTGATGGGTTTAGGTTTCAAGCGGCGGAGCCCGTGGTACAAGATTTATTGCAGGATTTCTGGGATGACCCTGATAACTCGATGGATATAAAGATGGAAAGCAAGATAATGGAATTATCTTTATGGGGCGAACAATGCTATCCGGTATTTGTTAATAAAGTAAACGGGCATGTCAAGCTTGGATATTTAGACCCTGGTTTAATTCAAAGTGTAAGATTAGATCCTCAGAATCCAGAAAGAATTAAAGAGATAAAATGGTTGAAAGGCCAAAAAGTAGAATCTTGGAAAGTTATAAATTCAGATCAGAGAAAGACAGGTAAGAGCTCAGGGATGATGGTCGGCGATTGTTTTTATTTTGCGATTAATAAGGTTGTTTATGCATCTAGAGGTAGGAGTGATTTATTGCCGCTTTGCGACTGGATCGACGGCTATGATCAATTCCTTTTCGCTAGGTTAGAAAGAGCTTTTTATCTAAACAATTTCATTTGGGATGTGCTTTGTGAAGGCATGAGTGAAAAAGAAATAAAAGAATTTGCTAATAACTTAAAGCCTCCGGCACCTGGTTCCGCAAGAGTGCATAATGAAAAAGTCAAATGGGATATGATAAGCACTAAGCTCGAGACTGCTGATGCTTCGGCGGAAGCGGCATTGTTTAAAAATCAGATACTTGGCGGTGCTGGATATCCTGAGCATTGGTTTGGAATCGGAGAAAAAACGACGAGGGCATGTTACAGTGAAGATACTGAAACCCTGACTGAAAATGGATGGAAAAAATATTGGGAAATTAAAAAAGATGAGAAGATAGCTACCTTTAATCCTAAAAAAGATCGTGTTGAATTCCATATCCCTAAAGCATTTTATCTTTATGATTATAAAGGAGAAATGTATCATTTTAAAAATACAAGAACTGATATTCTTGTCACCCCCGAGCATAGAATGTGGATTAGACCAAGACAATCTAATAAATGGCAAATTATCCAAGCTAAGGATATTAAATATAAAGATTTTTATATCCGTGAAGGAGTTAAGAATTGGAAAGGTACTAACCCGAAATATTTCGACTTACCATACATTGCGTATGATGCGCAGTCACGGAAGAAAGACGCACCGCGTAAAATAGCAATGAAGGATTGGGTTAATTTCCTGGGATGGTATTTATCGGAAGGATATTTAAATAAAACTAAAAATCAATTTTGTGTAAGGATAGCCCAAAAAGATAAGAATAATATC